TTAATTCAGATGTTAGTAATGTTAGATTGTCATACACTACTAATGCAGTAACACTCGGCTATCCTGGAATTACAGAAGATGTAAATGTTAACGCAACAGAGTTCAACCTCTCAAACAATGTCACAATTGGTGGCACAGCAGATATAACAGGTAATACTACTTTAAGTAACCTCACAATTAACGAAGACTTAATTGTAACAGGTAGCACAGACTTTGCTGAAGACTTAACAATACCGGTTGACAAACAAATAACTTTTACAGGTGCTAATACACTTACTGCTTCTAGATGGAGCGGAATCTCAACGATTGCAGACAAATTGAACGTTGCAAGAACAATAGAAGTTGTGATGTCAGGTGATGTTGTTGGTAACGGTTCAATCACATTTGACGGACAAACAAATCAAACAATAACCATTGCTACTACTGGGTACAGAGACGATTCAGTGATACTTGGCACAGATACAACGGGTAACTATGTTGCCACAGTAGCAGATTCGGGCAACGGTAGATTAGTAGTAACAAACAGTGGTAGCGAAAATGCCGCAGTTATTTTAGAATTAGGCGACACAACTGTTACTGGCGGCACATACGGACAACCAAGCATGATACCACAGTTTGTGGTAGACCAGCAAGGTAGATTAACTAGTGCGTCTAATGTATCAATATTGATAGAAACAAACCAGATCACTGATTTTGTTACAGATGCTAGAAGTAATGTTAGTGCTACAACAGGACTAACTTACAACAGTACAACAGGTGTGTTTAATATTACAGATACATCGGTTACAGCCGCAAGTTATGGAAGTGCAACAGCAATACCAACCTTTACAGTAAACCCACAAGGACAATTAACAGCGGCGGCAGATGTAACTATATCTATACCTCATACGCAAGTAAACGATTTTGATGCAGGTATAAGTGGATATCTTCAAAACGGTACCTATGTAACAGAAACAAGCGGTGTCTTAGACGTAACAGCAGATGTTGTTACTACAGATAGAAGTGATACTTTAACAGCAGATTATACATTTACTGGTAATGTAAACTTTAGTGGCGCCACAGTAACAGACGCCAACGTTGCACACTTAGGCGGCACAGAAACATTTACTGGTGATAAGACATTTACTGGCGCAGTTGATTTATCAGGCGCAACAGTTACAGATCCCACCGTAGTACATATTGCTGGAACAGAAACGATTACAGGCGACAAAACATTTAGCGGAGCCGTTATAGCAACAAGCACTGTTGACTTAACAGGAGCAACAGTAACAGCAACAACTCAAGCAAACAGCGATACAACAACTAAAGTTGCAACAACACAATATGTTGAAAACAGAATTGCAACAGTGTTAGGTGATGCACCAGCGGCATTAGATACTTTAGGTGAAATTGCAAATGCATTAATAGATGATAATAACATTGGTAACGTACTAACAGCCAGTATAGCGGCAACAAATGCCAATGCTATATTCAAGCAAGGTAACGTTGCAATGACAGGTGACCTAGATTTAGGCACAAATAAAATTATAAGTTTAGTAGATCCAACCGCGGCACAAGACGGAGCCACAAAGAATTATGTTGATACATCAAATGCCGATATGCAAACTTACGTCGACACAGCAAATACTAATATGCAAACTTACGTCGACACAGCAAATACTAATTTGCAAAGTTATGCAGACGATGAAAAAGTAGATAAAGACTTTACAATTGGTGCTTCTTATTCGTTTAACTTGGGTACCAAACTTGCTAATGGACAAATAGTTAGTGCAGAGTACAGCGGTTTAGCCAACCCGGCTTTAGCAAACAACGAAGTATCATTTAGCAACTTAGATGATACACAGAATCTTTTCCTTAACACGATCAAGTATGGAAATCCATATGCAGTACTACACGAAGGTGAGCAAACTGTAAGCGGAAAAATAAGCACATTAACGGGTGATGGTACAACTACTACTATTGTAACACCTGTAGCCTCTAGAGTTACAACAGGCGAGTCTTACACAATTAGCAATACTAGTGATTCAGCAACGCACGGAACGTTTATAGCAACTGTAGTAGACTCAACTACATTTACTGTGCCTAGTAGTTTTAATGGTTCAGCAACAGGATCAGCAAGTTTAGTTGGATATATAGATTCAAACGCAACAGCAGATAACCAAAAAAGACAAGGTAACTTAACTGTACACGGTGGACTGACATTAAGTAGAGGTATAGATGGCAGTGAAACAGAAGGCAGAAAGCAAGGACCTGGCACACTTACGTCACAATCTAGTATTTTCCATGTTAAGTCACCAGATGCGACATTTGCCTCTTCTCAGGCATTCTCGTCTAACGTACAGCAATTCCACTTTAAAGGCCAATTGGGAACACCGGGTGTAGAATCCACAATGAGCTTCTCAGGCTCGAACGTATTTGTGTTAACAGGTAGCAATGACTCTGTAGATACTTACTTAGGAGCAGAAGCAACAGGTAACATTAATGCAGTTTCAGGATATGCTAATACAGAAATAGGTGTGTCAAGAGCACATTTCCAGAACTGGGGCAAGACCACTAAGTTTGTGGGTGACTTCGCTAATGTATCATTATACACAAATGTGTACGACAAGTCAACTGAAACAGACCAAGCAAATAATTCAGGTGATGGTAGTACATTTACTACTGGATCGAGACCGTTAGAAAGACTCACAGTTGATGGAGCAATACAGGTAGGACCTAGACATACACCGGACGACTTACTAGTAAACGGCACAATATTTTACGATAGAAATGATAACAAATTAAAAGGTGTACAGAACAATAGGGTTATTGAACTTTCATCAACATCTACAGGTACAATACACCCAGGTGATGGCACAGGCGACCAGCCGCTATCACAAGCATTAAGCGGATCAACATATTACTTGAAGCAACTATCCGGCGGCAACGGTATAAACTTAGCAAACGCTGGTTCTAATAGTTCGGATATAATTACAATATCAACAGACGATTCGTATGTTAAAGGATTAATAAGTGGCTCAGGTAATGTAAATTATAATAGTACAACTGGTGCTATAAGCCAATCTTTGACAACAACAGATATTTCAGAAGGCAACAACTTATACTTTACTAACGAAAGAGTAGATGACAGAGTAGGAGCATTAATTGTAGGCGGAGCGAACATCACAGCAACATATGATGATACTGCCGGCACATTAACTTTAGATGCAGACTTAGACGGCGATGTTACAAGTGTTGTAGCAGGCGCAGGTTTAATCACAGGCGGCACATCAGGTGACGTAACGTTAGACATTGGCGCAGGTACAGGCATTACTGTAAACGCAAATGACATAGCAATAACAAATACAGGTGTTACAATTGGTACATACGGTACTGCTTCACAAACACCAACATTCACTGTTAATGCACAAGGACAAATAACAGCGGCACAACAACAAGCAATTAATATTACAGCATCACAAGTTAGCGACTTTAACGAAGCACTAGAAGATAGAATAGGTAGTGGCTTTGTAGTAGGCGGCAGTAACATAACGGTAACATATGATGATGTTGCAAACTCATTTACAATTGATGCAAATGATACAGGCGATGTCACAGCCGTTGTAGCAGGCGCTGGTATGACAGGCGGCGGAAGTGCAGGAGACCTTACACTTAACGTTGTGGGCGGCACAGGTATTACTGCTAATGCAAACGATATAGCACTAGACTTTACAGAGTTCGATACAAGTGATATTACAGAAAATACAAACTTATACTTTACAAATGCTAGAGCAGATGCTAGAGTAGACGCAGGATTTACTGCTAAGTCAACAAGTGATTTATCAGAAGGCACAAACTTATATTATACAGATGCAAGAGCCAGAGCGTCGGTAAGTGCAACACTTGGCACTGCAGGATACGTGGAAGGCACAGGTGTGTTTAGCATACCAAGTACCACAGCACATATTTCAGAAGGTACTAATTTATACTATACAGATGCAAGAGCAGATGCTAGAGTAAGTGCGGCATCGGATTTAGTTAGAACATCAGGAAATCAGACTATAGCAGGCAATAAAACATTAACTGGTAGCACACAAATAGATGCATTAAGTATTGCAGGCAATTATGATTTACCGACCACAGACGGTAGTGCTAACGAAGTACTTACCACAGACGGAGCCGGTAACTTAACCTTTGCTGATGTAACCACAATTGGTGGAACAATCACAGGTGTGATAGCCGGTGACGGTTTAACTGGCGGTGGCGTTGCAGGATCAGTAACACTTAATGCAGTTGCCGGATACGGTATAGATGTAACAGCAGATGCTATAGCAGTTGGTAACGCAGACATTAGAGCATTAATTAGTGCTAGTGGCGATATTAGTTACGACAATAGTACAGGTGTAATTAGTTTTACAGACTCAGACAGAAGTGATGCTACAATAAGAGGGTTATTCAGTTCAAGTAACGGTGTTGATTACAATAGTTCAACAGGAGCCTTCCAAGCAGTCGAAAGTGAAATACAACATGACAGTTTAAGTGGATTTGTAGCAAACGAGCATATTAATCACAGTAGTGTTGATATTACAGCAGGCTCAGGTTTAACTGGTGGCGGAGATTTAACTGCTACTAGAACATTAAATGTTGGCGCAGGCACTGGTATTAACGTAGCGGCTGATAGTATATCAGTTGATATGGGCGACTTTAGTACTGCTGACTTAACAGAAAATACTAACTTATATTATACTACGACAAGAGCAAACAGTGCCATAGATACTAGAGTTACAAAAAGTTTTGTAGATGCGTTAAACGTTGATGCAGATACATTAGACGGAGTCAACAGCACAAGTTTCATGAGAAGTGATGCTAATGACTCACACAGTGGTACAATTACTCCAAGCACAGATAATTCAATTGACTTAGGTAGCGGTTCATTGAGATACAACGAAGTACATGCAGTAACATTCCAAGGTACGGCAAGTCAGGCACAATTTGCGGATTTGGCAGAAAGATATGTTGCAGATGAATCTTATGCACCAGGAACAGTTGTAGAATTTGGCGGAGCAAATGAAGTTACGGCAGTTACCAAAGAAGGTACACCAGCAGTAGCAGGCGTTGTTTCAACAGACCCAGCATACTTAATGAACGCACAACTTGAAGGAGACACTGTTGTAGCAGTTGCTCTAAGAGGAAGAGTTCCTTGTAAAGTAATTGGCCCAGTTAGAAAAGGTGACGTACTCATAGCAAGTGGCAAAAAAGGATTAGCCAAAGCGGCTCCGTTCAGAGGATATCAAACTCCAGCGGCAAGTATTGTTGGTAAGGCTATTTCTGAAAACTTAACACACGGCGAAGGTGTTGTTGAAATAGTTGTTTAAGGTTTCAAACACTCACAATTCTTAGTTTCTCGATAAATACTGTTTATAAATAAGGCGGGAGCCTTACTTTATGACTAGACTTTCGACGGACTGTCTAGACTACATAAACGTAGAACATAAAAAATAGGAAGAATACAATGGCCACAGCAATTCAATGGAGACGAGGTAACACTTCCCAAACTGCAAATTTTACAGGTTTGGTTGGTGAGATTACTGTCGATACAGATTTATCTACCGTTATTGTCCACGACGGCTCAACAAGCGGCGGACATAGGTTAGCAAAGTATTCAGAACTTTCAGCATTCGGTGACGGAGATATTACAAGTGTAGTAGCAGGTACAGGTTTATCTGGTGGTACTACTAGCGGTGACGCTACAATTAATATCGACAACACAGTTGTTGCAACATTAACTGATACTCAAACCTTAACAAACAAAACACTTACTAGTCCAGTTTTAAACACTGGGATAAGTGGTAGTGCATTGATCGATGATGATTCGATGGGCACAGCCACAGCAACAACAATTTCAAGTTCAGAATCAATTAAAGCATACGTTGACGCAGTTGAAACAGATGACGTAGCAGAAGGTTCAAGTAACTTATACTACACCGATGCTAGAGCAAGAGCTTCTGTTAGTGGTGGAGCAGGTATTACATATACAGAAGGCACAGGTGTTATTGCATTAACAGATGAAGATCTCATCTCAGGTGTAACAGCAGGAAGCGGTTTAACAGGCGGCGGAGCCACTGGTAACGTTACTGTTGCTTTAGACTATGAAAACATGGCAGGCAACTTAATACCAACAGCAAACGTAACATACGATTTGGGTTCTACAACAATGATGTGGAAAGACATTTATGTTGGTCCAGGTTCTTTATATGTTAACGGACAGAAAGTATTAGAAGATGACGCAGGTACAATTACAATTAGTGCAGATGAAGATCAGAACGTTGCAGTTAAGACGTCTGGCTCAGGTGATGTTGAATTAAACGCGGCAGGAACTGGCGTAATTAACGCACAATCGAGCATGTTGTTTGATGCTTCTAAAACACTAGGCGGCACAGGCGGATTACAGTTATCAAGTAACGTCAATGCAAGTAGTAACTACATTAATAACGTAGGTACTCCAGCAGTATCCGGCGATGCTACAAACAAAACGTATGTAGACGGTACATCATATATTACTGGCGGTGACGGTATTGATAACAATTCAAGCACAATTGAAGTTGATGCTACAGTTGTAAGAACAACTGGCGCTCAAACAATTGCTGGTGCGAAAACATTCAGTGCTGATGCAATATTTAACGGTAACTTAACTATTAACGGAACACAAACTACTGTTAATACAGAAACACTTTATTTAGAAGATAATATTATTACATTAAACTATGGTACTTCGGGTGCTCCAACAGAAAATGCTGGAATCACAGTTGATAGAGGTACTAGTGCAGATGTAAATCTTCAGTGGAACGAAACAAGCGATCAGTGGGAATTTACTACAGACGGTAGTGCATATACTAAGATTGCAGAAACAACAACAGACTTATTAGAAGGTACTAATTTATACTATACAACAGCACGTTGGGATAGCAAAATGGCATCAGCTGATACAGATGATTTAAGCGAAGGTTCGACCAATGTTTATTATACAGATGCAAGAGCAAGAGCGGCAATTAGTGTTGCTGGCGACTTATCTTATAATTCCAGTACTGGTGTAATCACTTTTGTTAACGATGCGGGTGATATAGAAAGTGTTACAGCAGGAACAGGTCTAACAGGCGGCGGTACTACTGGTGATATTACATTAGCAGTTAGCCCTAGTTACATTAAAGGATTATTTAGTGCAGGCGGTGACCTATCTTATAGTGATGGTGTGTTTAGTTTCACTAATGATGCCGGTGATATTGAAAGCGTATCTGCTGGAAATGGTTTAACAGGCGGTGGTACTACTGGTGCAGTTACATTAGCATTAAGTGATTCACACGTTTTAGGACTAATAAGCGGTGGAACAGGTATTACATATGATGATAGTACTGGTGAAATTTCACTTACAGATACTGGTTACTTAACAGGTGTAACAGCAGGAAGCGGTTTAACAGGCGGCGGCACAAGTGGCACACCTACAATAGAACTAAGCGACTCGTATGTAAGAGGTTTACTTAGTGCAGGTGGTGATTTATCATATGATAACTCAACTGGTGTAATTAGTTTCACTAATGACGCAGGTGATATTGAAGCCGTTGTAGCAGGTACATTGTTAGACGGCGGCGGAACTTCAGGGTCAGTTACATTGAATGTTGACCTTACAGAACTTCCAGATATGACAGCGGCAGTTGTTGGTTCATCTGACGAACTAGTAATATTAGATTCAGGTGTACAAAGTAGAAAACTTATTAGCGAAATCACACTAAGCGACTTTAGTAATGACTTAGGTAACTATGGTGGTTGGACAACTAACGTTGGTGACATCACAGGTGTTACTGCTAGTACTGGTTTAACAGGTGGTGGATCAAGTGGAAGTGTTTCACTAGCATTAAGCCACTTAGGCATTGAAGGGTTAACAGATCCAAACGACGACAGAATGATGTTCTGGGACGACAGTTCATCTGCTATGAATTGGTTAGATGCAGGCACAGGTTTAAGTATTAGTGGTGCAACTATGTCAGTGAACATGGGTGCGTTTAGTACTAGTGATTTATCAGAAGGCTCAAACCAATATCATACAAGTGCAAGAGTTAACACACTTATTGACGCAAGAGTTACTAATTCTTATGTAGACGCATTGAATGTAGATGCAGATACATTAGACGGAATTAATAGTTCAAGTTTCATGAGAAGCGATGCGGCAGATTCGCATAGTGGTACAATTACCCCAAGTGCAGATAACTCAATTGACTTAGGATCAGGTTCATTAAGATATAATGAAGTATACGCAGTAACTTTCCAAGGAACAGCAAGTTCGGCAAAGTTTGCGGATTTGGCTGAGAAATATGAAAGCGATGAAGAACTAGAAGCAGGAACAGTTGTATGTTTCGGCGGAGAGAAAGAAATAACAGCATGTGAACATGAAGCTCATCATTCAGTAGCAGGTGTCATTAGTACAGACCCAGCATACATGATGAACTCAGATGCAGACGGTCAGTATGTAGCATTAACAGGAAGAGTACCAACTAAGGTTACTGGTCCAGTTGCTAAAGGTGACTTGCTTGTAAGTTCAAGTGTTAAAGGTCATGCTAAAGCAGATAACAATGCACAGGCAGGTAGAATCATTGGTAAAGCAGTTGGTTCAAACGAAGCAGGTGAAGGTGTTATTGAAGTTTTAGTTAACATGATGTAAAGAATCCTTACTACCTTAGGGATCGTGCTTAGTTGCACACAAAAAAGGGGCATTTAATTGCCCCTTTTTTTATGTCAACTAAATTATAAAACGTTAGACAATATGTTTTCCATATTACCAGATTTCATTAATGAGTCAAATTTTTCGAAGTAGTCAGATGCCGTGTCGCGTAATGGACGAGTTAATCTGGCTACTATACCTAATGGTTTCGCCATAATATTCTCCTTTGTATGTACACACATGTAAAACATGTTTGGGGTAACCCCACCTCTAATGAGGATTGTTACAACTAATCAAACTCTATGTTACAGTTGTGTTACAGAAGTATTTATACAATTATTAATAATTTACATTAAAATCTAGTGTCTGCCCAAATAAAACCTTTCAAAAACGATAAATACATTTACATAAATTATACATACAACACATCACACACTGCATAAAAACAATAAAACAAACAGGTGTAGTAGATGGAAGACATTTTCAAATTAATTGGCGAAGTAGGCCTACCCATTGCTGGTTCCATCACCATGGGATTTTTTATATTTCTCATAATCAAACAGATGCTTGCCGGCATAGTCGGTCAAATCGAAACACTCACGATGTTTTGTAATAGTTTAGAAAACAGAGCAAGAACAATGAGTAATGAAATGATAAAAATTGATTTGCTTGTAAGCAGTGCATTAGACCTCAGACCAGATATCGATAGAGTTGCGAGAGCAGAAAACTTTGTAGAGGATGGCAAGTTAGATGTTAGGAGAGACTAATGGATATAGCACAACTTGTTTCAGACCACGGCTACCCAGTAGTCGCCACAGTTGGGTTAGGATATTTTATTTTTTATGTATGGAAATTTATCGGCACAGAAATTAAGCCAGCATTAGGACAAATGCACATGGCACTAATCAGAGTTATTGATCAAACTAGAATGCTTGACCAAGACATGATTAGATTACAACAAAAAGTAAATGTTGTTTTAGAATACAGGGCAAGACAAGCCGTATTGGAAGACGCAGAAGAAAAAGAAGCATTAGAAGAAATAAAAAAACAGGAAGTTAATAAATGAAAATAGATAGTGGAACAAAAATTGCATTAGTAGTATGGTTAATGGCATGTGTTGTTGTTCCGGCACAAGCAGACCAACTAGTACATAAATTTAAATCTCCTAGTTTCAGCGGAATAGGCACAGGAGCTCATTACCTAACGATTGAAAATCAGGAAAAAAGTCGTAAAGATAAAATCAGAGATGACATAGAGTCAGCACTCAAGGCGGCTGAACGTGAAGAGTCTAACAGCACAATAAACAAATTTATCAGAAATTTAGAAAGCAGAATATACGCACAGATATCAAAAGGATTAGTAGACAGTATGTTCTGTGATCCAGCCACTGTAGTAGAATGTACAGGTTCAGATTCAGGTGATTTTACTATTGAAGGTAACAACGTTTCATACCAAATTGTATTAAACGAAGATGGGTTAGAAGTTATGAGATTAACTATTGTAGATCCGGACGGGTCTGTAACTGAAATTGAGATACCGATTGGTATCGGAAGCATTGGCGGCGGATAATGAAATACTTTAGTTTGACTTTTGCCTTAGCGGCATTATTGCTAACTTCTGGTTGCGCCAGCATTGCCATTCCTGGTGATGAAATATGCAATACAAATTTTTTAGAATGTGTGGAGGAACCGCAACAAGTAGAATTACCTACTTATAGAAAGTTGCGTTATCTTCCTCCAGCAGAAACAATGCCAGTAGTGGCAGTGTATAAGTTTGACGACTTAACAGGACAAAGATTGAGTTCCGATGGGGCGGCTAGTTTTAGTACCGCAGTTACCCAAGGTGCAAAAGACTTATTAATCGATGCTCTCAAGGCGGCAGGAGCCGGTAAAGATCCTAAAGGAACTTGGTTTCGTGTTGTTGAAAGAGGATTCGGTTTAGATAACTTAGTGCGAGAAAGGCAAATTATTCGTAGTACAAGAGAATCGTATGCGAATAAAGATCAGCCAGCACAACAAGTACAGCCATTATTATTTGCTGGGATGATATTAGAAGGCGGCGTCGTTGGTTACGACTCTAATATAGAAACAGGTGGCTCAGGTGCAAGATACTTGGGTATTGGGACAACTAACCAATATCGAAGAGATAGTGTAGTGGTATCATTAAGAGCAGTTAGTACATTAACTGGGGAAGTGATACTAAACGTACAGACATACAAAACCATTCTAAGTGTCGGGCAAGCCGGCGATGTGTTCAAGTTCCTTGACATGGACACTAAATTGCTCGAAATAGAAAGCGGTTTGACAGAGAACGAGAGTGTAACATGGGGAGTTCGGTCAGCGATTGAAGCCTCCGTTTTAGCTCTAGTAGAACAAGGCGACGAACGAGGATTTTGGAAGATTGTTTATCCTGAAAATTGGGATGAACAAGTTGCTGAACAGGAACAGGCTTATTGGTTAAAAGTATCCGATAAAATAGCTGAGCCCATGAGTGACGCAAAATCTGAATTTGAGAATGATGAGTCAATTGTAAAACAAATTTTTTACAAAAAAGACTCTTAAAAAATAAACCATATATGGAGTAAGTTATGAAGACTAAAAGTTTTTCTTTAAAAAACACAATATTAACCGTCTTCGCTATAACAGGGATATTATCAATGGATCTAGCATCTGCGGATAATGAAGTATTGATCGATCAAGTTGGAGACAACTTAACGTTAACAATTCTACAGGCAGGCTATGGTAATAGTTTGTCCGGTGACACGAGTCAGTCTACTGATTTAACTCTAACCGGTAGTAGTTTAATTGTTGATCTAATCCAAGACGGTAACCTAAACGAAATGTTCGGATCATGGGTGCTCGATGGATCAGGTTCTAGTGTATTAGATTTTTACTTTCAAGGTAATAACAATATCTGGGATATGAATATCGGCGCTACAGGAAGTGGTGACTATACTGATATCCTTTCGAATATTACCGGCGACGATAATATTTTTGATATTGATATAGGCGGAAACGCTACAGCCGAAAGTTCTAATATGGATTTAACCATATTAGGATCTAGAAACGATTTTTCGACTAGTTTTACAAACAGTAAGGTCTGGGCCGCAGGCACAGCCAATAACGGTACTGGTACACAAACTATGGCAGGAATAATTATTGATTCTAGTTACAATACTTGGAACTTTGATATTACAGGTGACGACAATAAGTTTGCAACATTGCAAAATGGAAATGATGCACACTTGTTAACTGTAGAATTAGATGGTAGCGATGGCGATTTTCAATTTATACAAAATATGACAACAACATGCACACCGGCATGTAATGGTGTTATAAATTTAGAAATAGACAGTGAAAATGCATCAGTTAGTATTAAACAGACAGACTAAGTTATTAGCATTATTGCTAATAGCAACATTCAATGTGCAAGCCTCCGCTGAGTCAATCGGCGGAGTGCTTGAACAGTCTGGTACTATAGCACAGATACAACGAGACAGAGAAAACATACCAGCAGTTTTAGATGAAAGTATAGCCAGTATGGATGAAGTAGAAACAAAAAACGGCAGATTAAAAATTAAATTTGTTGACGACACATTAGTAAGTTTGACCGAACACACTTATATGGTTATAAATGAATATGTGTATGATCCGAATCCTAGTAAGAGCAAAATGGCTTTAAATTTTGTATCAGGTACAGCAAGATTTGCCACAGGAGGATTAGGTTTAGTACCTAGGGAAAATATACAAATACAAACCCCCACAGCCAGTATTGGTATTAGGGGAACAGATTTTACTACCACAGTAGATGAACTGGGTAGAAGTTTGGTAATATTATTACCAGATGAGAATTGCACAGACAAAGTTAAATTAGAAGAAGGCTGTGCGCCAAGCGGAAGTATAACAGTTACAAATGACGGAGGTACTCAAGTACTAACAGAAGCCTACCAAGCAGTAATGGTTAGTACATTTGAGACTATACCTACAACGCCTGTTGTACTGGTTAATTTAGATTTAAATCAGATAGACAATATGTTCATTGTAAGCGAGCCAGAACAAATTACTGAAGCAAAAGAGGAACAAGTACAAGAACTACAAGGCGATGCAGGATTATTAGACTTTGATGGACTTGATGCAGATGCATTAGAGATTGAAAGTCTAGATGACAACACAAAAGACAATTATGAATTTACAGAGTTGGACATAAACTTTTTAGATGTTGAATTTTTAAAAGACTTGCTGAACATATTAGAAGATAATATTGATTCGTTGGGTAACGAATTGGACGGTTCCGGAGATGGCACTGACAGACTGATAGGAACAAGATTTGGTAATGACCCAAACACACAGTTTAACAGTTTTGCAGAATACGATGGAAAAATATTTTTATTAAGACAAATATCAAACACTATTGGTATTAAATTAGAAAAAGGATCAACAGCAAGAGTTGAAATATTTGACGAAGATAACGGAGAGGACTTGATATGCCTAAACAGTTGTGACGGCATATACATAAGCATAACACAAAATGAATAAAAAAATATTATTAATACTTACTATGTGTATACTTACAGAACAAGTATATGCACAAGATAACCAAGTCTATATAGACCAAACAGGCGATAATCTAACACTAGATATATTACAAGAAGGATACGGAAATAAAGTTGGTTCTTTAAACAATGCAATAGGTAACGCCTATCTTAATGGTGCTACAAATACAGTAAGCCTACAACAAAGAGGCAACAATAATCTTTTAGGTTTGTGGACTAGTGGTAGTAATCAAATAACAGATGGCTATGTAGAAGGTGATAACAACAAATTATTTTTAGATAACCATGGTAACTATGGTCAACTCAAAGCAGAGATAATGGGTGATGACAATTATGCTTGGTTAGAAGCAGGTGGCTCCAACCTTCACACTAATAATGAAATACAACTTTGGCAAGCAGGCGATGATCATTATGCTTACCTCGAAGTACTTAATAATGCTGGTACTAATAATAGTATCGATGCTTTCCAAGGTGCCGGGCAGGATAACAATTATATTTTTGCTATTATGGGTTCAGGTTCAGATAATAATGATCTCAGAATATGGCAAGGCAAACATTCAGACGGCACAACTGATTCTGATGAAGTAGGCGACCACGAAGCATACTGGACAGTTACTGGAGATAATAACACATTAGCAAGTTATCAAACAGACACAAACAGAAGTAGTGGTGGTGCAGGACACCATTTAGTAAATATTATTAGTGGTGACAGTAATAGTGTAGAGCATATACAAATGGGCAAAGCAGGACACGATGGCTTTATAGAAATAGCCGGAGATAGTAATACTGTGGATTTATATCAACGAGGTAACGGTGGTGTTAAATGGGCAGATGTCGTTTTAGATGGTGACGGACATAGTGTTGATGTTACTCAACGAGGCGGTAATGCCGCAACAGCGGCGATTGATTTAACATATGGTACTGGTGCTTACACACTTAACTTACAACAAAATATGACATCATCAGCAGGCAGTTACAGTATCACTGGTGTGTGCTATAACACAGCAGGGTGTTCAATAACAGTGAACGGAAGCAACTAGGAATAATATGTCACACAATAGAGAAATAGTAGAACTAGTACCTTACTCATTTAATAAGGATTTTATATTAGTTTGTTCTATAGGCTTAAACATAGGTTTTGCAATAGGATTACTTCTAATCTAAGAACATAAATCATTGAACTACGCCGATGATTTTGCATAAATAAACACTGTAAAGAGATATTCACTTTACATTAAACAGGAGAATGTTATGACTAGATTTTTATCTATAACAGCATTCCTCGGTTTTGTTCTTTTCTTACCTTCATGTGCATCAGTTGGCGCAGTTATTGAAGGCGGTAAAGAGTTTACAACAGGCGTAGTAGATGGATCCGTTAATGCTGTTTCGACAGTAAGTCAAGCAGTTTTAACAGATGTATCTAGTATTACAGCAACAGCGGCTACGGCGGCTGGAGGCGTAATTGATACTGTTTCTACAGAAATTGATAAACAAACCGACGAATTGCAAAAAGAAGAAAAACCTGAGGGAAAGTAACATCTTCATCGTCTAGGAAGGCAGATGAAGAAATTTCAGAACAAGACATGAAATTTTTAGTTAAAAGTATCATGAAGTACTGTTCAAAAAACCCTAAGGAATGCGAATAAAGAAAGCACACTACGGTGTGCTTTTTTTTTGATAAATATATTAATGAAATGGTTACTAAGCGGCTGGGCCGTAGCAATATCTATATTACTACTGACAACACTACGAGTTGCCGATCCTACACCATTACAAAGTTTGCGTAGCCAAACATTCGATGCATTACAACAACTAGACGAAAAGAAACACAGTAATGAAGTTGTAGTAATAAACATTGGCGAAAAAAGTTTAGACACATGGGGACAATGGGCATGGCCAAGACAGAACATAGCACAACTGATATCGGATCTGAGGAACAAAAACGCTGGAATGATTGGTTTAACGATCATGTTTCCAGAGCAAGACCGATTTGGCGGGGACGCAGTTTTACAAAGTTGGATGTCGGACAACGGCATAATTTTGTCCCAGACCCCATCTGGAAAAGGGACAAGGAGTTCAGGTCCGCACATTGGTACAGCAACAATAGGCCCAGTACCCGCTACCAATTACTTGCTGACATGGCCGAATCTCGTAACGAATATTGAGCCACTAGAAAGTGTAGCCGCAGGTATAGGGGTAGTAGCAACAGAGCCTCAACCAGATAACCAAACAAGAACTTACCCACTAGCAATAGGAGTAGAGGGAAAGATATATCCTAGTTTTGCTATAGAGATGTTAAGAGCTTACACAGGTAAGCCTAGTTATATTTTAAAGACTAGTGAAATAGGTATAAAGGAATTTGCAGTGCCTCCATTTGATCCGATTGTTACATCTGCTAGAGGTTCTGCTTACATAAGATTTAATAATACTTTCGAAGAACACGAGTATGTAACAGCGAGTGAACTACCTGACTTAGGTGGAAAGTTCGTAATAGTGGGAGTAAGTGCTGAAGGCGTTGCTAATCCGGTTCCCACTCCGGGCGGCAACGTTTACCCACAGTTTATACAAGCTCATATGCTACAAAACTTTATAGACGGTAGTAACATTACTAGGAATGAATTAAGTGCTGTGTACGAGCTTCTGTGTGCGTTGTTGAGCATGGTATTAGTTGCTCTAGCAATATATAAGTTGCCCGTATGGGCAGGACTAGTAACTACAGTTACTATTATAGGCGGAATTGTATATTATAGTGTACATTCTTATACAGCAAACTTAGTTTTATTTGATGCAACATTTCCTGCAATAGCAACATTCTTAATATTCACACAGGCAAGTTTTAATAACTTCTGGGTACAGTTTAAACTACGAGCAGAAATACAAAAACAATTTGCCGGTTACGCCTCACCTACAGTAGTGCGTATGTTACAAGAAAATCCAGAACTAATTAAACAAGGTATGAAAAAAGAAGTTAGTATATGCTTCTCAGATTTGCGTGGCTTCACCCCACTAGGAGAAAGTTTTGGTGATGATGTTCAGGGACTAACAAAAATAATGAATGGCTACATGGATGCCATTACACAGCCTATACTTGATGCAGACGGAATGGTTATTAAGTATATCGGCGATGCAAGTATGCACATACATAATGCACCAATGGACGATCCAGATCATCCTGCAAGTGCTGTAAAAACAGGAATACTAATGCTTAGAGCAGTAGAGGAATTCAATGATAAAATTGTTAAAGAAGGCAGACCGCCAGTTGGTATGGGTGCTGGTATTAATACTGGGCTCGGTTATATTGGGGAGATGGGCTCCACTGCCAGACATTCATATGACATACTCGGAGACGCAGTTAGTACTGCGGCAAGAATAGAAAGTAAGTGTAAGGAATATGGGTGCTTGTTGTTAGTGGGAGGAGACACTTACAAGCACACAAAGAATAAATTCTTTTATCTAAAAGTAGATGACCTAGCAGTAAAAGGAAAGACTGTGGGCATTGAAATATACACTGTACTTGATGTTAAAGTAGGCAAGTATGCAAAAGCCAAACAGATGCATGAAGATATGCACATGCAATATCGTAAACAAAACTTCGATAAAGCAATTAAATTATGTGAACAACTACATGATGCTTTTGAGGGTAAGATGAAAGGTTATTATGATATGTGGATTGAACGTTGTGAATTTCAAAAAACACAAAAACTTCCTAAAGATTGGGATGGCGTTTTTATAGCCACAAGTAAATAATTAGTCGTCCGGAGACCAATTCCTAACAGTAGTAAATAAATTTGCATAGTCAAGCAAATCAGAACGTAATGTTTGCAAATGTTTTAACTCTATAGGAGATTCTAAGCCAGCAGACTCGTACAGTGGCAAATAGAAGTTTATAATTTTATCTACACGTTTCCTGTCAGACAGTATCGCTTTCATTACACGTTGATGCCATTCGTTCTCAGTAATCATATCATATAACCATCCGTGATGTACACTGTGACTGTTAAACTTTTTAATCATCTCTTTAGTTTCGTAATACACAGCTCTAACAGGATTTATATTTACTCTGTATTTTTGCATCACAGCAGGATACACCCACCATTCTTCTCTACAATGTTGGTTCTTAACAAATCCTCTATACTCGTTTAACATACTTTTTTCTAAGCCGTCTACACTATCTCTGATTTCTACATCATACACTTTCATTAATCTATCTGCTAGTTTTTTGTGTTTAGCAGAAAAATCATTGTAGTTCTCCTTTAAATCTAGTATCGAGAACGTTCCGTCTAAAAATGTGTTTGGGATAGTTTTGTGTAGTTTAAACTTATTAAGTTCAGTAGTCAAACGTATAGAATCAAAATTTATAATATCTTTTGACATGCTAGTACTTATCAGGAATTGAGGTTTAGGATAGTATGTAGTTTATTAATGCCTTTGTTTCTGGCTAGTGTAATTTTTGCACCAAAGTGTAAAGGCTTAGGCCACTGTCCAATGTCTACCCAAGCATACCCGGCGCTTTCATCGTTAAGTGTTGGAATAAACTCATCGTCAACTAAGTACACAAAACTATAGTACATAAAGTTTTTATCTTTACTTTGGTATACATCAATGGGATTTAACTTTTTTAGTTCTGGAATAATACCTATTTCTTCGTTAAGTTCACGTTGTATGGTGTCGTATGTAGTCTCACCTGGATCCATCATGCCACCCCAAAACCCCCAAGTATGTTTTCCTTTCTTATCTGAATTGCGTAATTGGAATAAACACCTGCCAGTAGACTTTGATAGAAACAAAACACCGGCGGCACTTACTCCGTTGTGTCTTGATAAGTTGGTCATAGGGTTAAGTTTAGTAAGTATGCTTTCGCTGTCTAAACGTTTAGACGCCAGAACCCTGGGTTGTACTTCCCTTCGTATGTGCTTGTCCATTGGACGTTTTCCCATTTGTATTGTTTGTTTGTGTATAAGTTTTTAACATATTGAATACTTTCTTGATTAAGTGATGTAGAAGCATTAAATGATATTACCCATCCTGTGCCGTTATATTCGATAATGTCGTTTGTGTTTGCCGTAATGCCCCATTGATTTCCCTGTATTTCAGATGTGAGCAAATAACGTTGCCCAGTAGCCACAGCATCTAGTGTACCGTCACCTGGATAGTTTTTAGAAGCATCAACAATTCTTGTTACGTCTGTTAGTGTTGTTGAAGGTAAAGTATCTACGTCTAGATTGAATACTAGTTTAGACGAGTCTAAACTATTTCTAGATACTAAGCCTGTTATTAATGTAGTTTCGTTGTCTACATTATTTGATATGTTAAGTTGTAATGTACTTGCTGTTGTTAGCGGTATATCGTCTATGCTTATATTTGCATTTGCTGTACCTGAGCCTTGTGGAGACAGAACTTCTAGTAAGTCGTTCCAATTTGCTTCTGCACTGCCACCGTCTTTGTATAACTTTGCCTCGGCACCAACAAGTTCAACTTCGTAGTTATTGGGCGATATTGTATGTAATTCAAAGTCCGACTCCAATGATCTAAAGAAGTCATATAGGTCGTCGTCGTATTCTAAATCACCGATACTACCTGTATCATAAATATTTGTTATAATAGTATTAATAATTTTTTGTCTTTTAACTTTCGCAGGCGGACTTAGCCATATGGGAAGTATAAAGGTCAATGTAGCAACATCAATCGTTTCGTCAACGCCTGCAGGTACACTTCTGTTACTCCACTGTATGTCTGTTAACTCTACTTCGTATAAACTTGTCCAGTCTAACGGATTATCTCCTTGCTGTAGTTGTATACTAGGATTAAATAAAATTAAAATTTGTTCTAGTAATTGTAGTTTTTGATCTGTGTTACCACTCCATACATCAACGTTCATTGTTAAGTTGTAAGGCACAGGCATATATCTGTCTGTTGAATACAAGTTGCCTGGAAATTGTTCTGAACCATATGTTGCACTACCGGTGTCGAATTGTCTTTCAGCAACTTGTACTTTGCTAACAAGCATTGGGTCTTGTGTTCTATCTCTAGCAACAAGTAAACTTGTAACGTTACAAGACAAAAACGGTGTGCTGTTAACCATATTCTCTGAACCTTTTGTTAGTATGTGTGCAACCATACGTTGCATGTCTGCATATCTAACAGGTACTTTATTGTAATTTGTGGTTCCGTTGCGTACACCTTCTGCAACCTGAAAGCCACTGAATATTCTCATGAACTGTAGTAAGTATCTTCTTAACTGTGCGTCATAGAAATAATCCATATTAATCTGCCTTAGGTTTCACAGCCTTACTCATATTAGTTTTTTCTGATTGAGTAGTTCCGTCTGTGTTAGTAGTTATATTATCATTATTAACGAATGATGTGAGTATTTTATTGGCGGCACTCCAGACACGTTTGTTGTCATCGCTTATCTTAATCCACCTACTGCCTTGCTTCTTGAATAGTCTGTTTGGAGTGAAGTCTGTTCTCAAGTAGTATTCTCCATCGTTTGCGTCAAGTGGCATTGCATCGCCACTGCCCACTATTGAAATACCATTAGGCGGAGCACCATCACCTGGGAAGTACACGCCCGGTTTATCCTGTGAGTTTTCATCTACATATAAATGACCGCCCTCATAGTATCCTGCATCGTATTGTACTTCAGCATTTGCTAGTTCTATTACTTTATCTGATATTGCTATTTCAGTACTGTATGTACTTAGAACATTTCTAAGGTCATCAGCCTGTTCACCAGTACCAAGAATATCTCTGTATTCTGGACTGTCTGTAATATTTTTAAGTTTAACTCTCCACAAGTGAGGCCACCATCTAGGATCGTAACCTTCTGCTGGTCGTCCAGCATCACTTACTACAAAAAATCTATTAACTGCTTCACCACCACCTAATAATAAATCATCTCTTAAATGTGGTAACTCTAAAACATCTCCTGCCATTAAACGTCTGCCCAACATGTTAGCACATGTGTTCATATGGAAAGTCATAAACAACGAATCGTTATTTACAAATAAACCAAACTGGGTTAAGTCAAAATCGGGGTCTGCTATGGTGTATGAACCACGTAGTTCGTATATGTCTGTGTCGTATTTCCTGTCTCTGTTCTCAAGGAATACAACATCCTGGATATATAACTCGTCATCGTTTCCGTGACCTTGCGTGGTGTCATCTTGGTATGTGCCTATATACTTATGTACATAAACTCCAGTTCCACCAGCGTTGACAGACTCGGCTACAACTCTATCTATAAAGTCGTAATCGTTTCCTTTATTTTTGTTCCATAAACTTAATCTTGGCATAATGTAGTATTTATCACTTTAGGAAGTTCTTGACAATTTCCTTGATAACTATTATAATACAAAACGAAACGGAGAGTTGGCTGAGTGGTCGAAAGCGCCTCCCTGCTAAGGAGGTATATGGGTAACTGTATCGAGGGTTCGAATCCCTCACTCTCCGCCACTATTTCAGAACACCACAAAACTCTAAGTGGTAAATATACACAAGTAATTTGCGAGTATAGTATAACGGTTATTACAAGACGTTGCCAACGTTTGGATGTCGGTTCGATTCCGACTACCCGCTCCAACTACGAACAGTTCGTAGGCATTGTTACGAATGTAACAGGAAGTACATAAGATGGTTAAAGAAAAAATAAAGGCAACAAAAAAAGTAGCAAAAAAAGTTACAAAAAAAGCACCAGCAAATAAGTTTTGGTTCGAAGACGTTGGTGACAACGTAATGAGAAACGCAGAACAAATTAGTGCAAACATTCAGAAGAATGCGAAACAACTAAGTGACAATATTGCTAAGAACAGTGCTAGAATCAGTGCTAATATTAAAGCATTAAGCGAAAGATAAACGGTTCGGGGGCATAGCTCAGTAGGGAGAGCGTCTGGTTTGCAACCAGAAGGTCGTGGGTTCGATTCCCTCTGTCTCCACCACTCTAAAGGAAGAAGATGCATACAGAAAAAGTTACTTGGGTCCACCATTGGACAGACAAGACATTCAGTTTTAAAACCACCCGCAATAGAAGTTTTCGTTTTATAAACGGAGAGTTCGCTATGATTGGGTTGCCTTCAGAAGAAGAAGGCGGCAGACCATTACTTAGAGCATACAGTATTGCAAGTGCAAACTATGAAGATGAACTAGAGTTCCTCAGTATCAAGGTACCAGACGGACCTCTAACAAGTCGTCTACAGCATTTAAAAGTTGGAGACGATGTATTAGTCATGCCTAAGTCTACGGGCACGTTAACGATTGATAATTTAACTGAAGCAGATAATTTATATTTGCTGTCCACAGGCACAGGTCTTGCACCGTTCATGAGTATTATTAGAGACCCAGATACATACAGTAAATTTAATAATGTGATACTGGTACACACTACACGGACACACGATGAACACACTTATCAAACAGAAATACAATTAGCAGTTGAAACATTAAAGGATACACCTGAGTTTTCATTAACCTATTATGATACTTGTACTCAAGAAGATTATGTCCGTAAAGGTAGATTCTGGGAACACATAGAAGAGTTTACTAATGGCGGATTCAACAAAGCAACTGATAGAGTTATGGTATGTGGCGGTCCTGAAATGAATTACGAATGCAGAGATTATTTTGAAGATAAAGGATTTATAGAGGGAAACTTAGGAGAGCCAAATGATTTTGTCTTAGAACGAGCCTTTGTAGACTAGATAAATACAGGTATGCAAAAAATAAATCCTTTTAAAGATTTCGAAGTTACAAAACACACTCCAGTAGATTTTATTATACTCACAGATCCATATGGACTGTATAACGCACATAATTATACTATGATGACGCATAGTATCCCACTGGCGCCGGGTTATCTTAAAGACCCGGAGGTATCACAGGAACTACTGATTGAAAAAGAAAACCCATATTTTTCTCCTGGTGTAATACATCATTCAAGAGGCAGTACTAACTCACTACATCTTAGAACACTAGGAGCATATAAAGTTGCACATGAGTGTAGATTACGTGGATACTCGGTACAAGTTGTAGACTATCAAAGTTTGTACGACTTAGAAACATTAAAACGCATTGTAGACAAGTATGTTGGTGAGAACACACTAGCAATTGGTATATCTGTCTCGTTTTACATGCGTTACCCATGGATGCTAAACATGGTAACAAAAGAAATGCCTGTATTGCCTTTAGAAGGAATACAAGATGAAGGTGAAGTGTTTGATGATCCTTTTATTCCATACTCCGGTTTCCTAACACACGGTAAGGAAATTGACGATGCATTCGTTGAATATGTGCGTAGAATTAATCCTAATGTAAAATTTGTAAAGGGCGGAACAAGAGCTAGGGAAGATGTTGAGCTTCGTAATGTTGATTACATTAATGTGGGTTGGGGAGATGTGACCATGCCTGATATGTTAGATGAGATTAAATCTGGTACAGCAGACAACATGCCAATCCATACTACTCATCCTTATAAGTTAGATTTACTTAGCAAAATAGAAATGCAACACAGCACTATGCGATATGCTAAGTCGGATATTTTGTTTCCTGGTGAAGTAATAGCACTAGAGACAGCAAGGGGTTGTATATTTAAGTGTTCTTTTTGCAGTTTAGAATTAGTAGGCAAAGAAAAAGGTACATATTTTAAATCTAATGAAAGTATTGCATCAGAGTTTATACATAATTACGAAAAACATGGCGTAACAGATTATTGGTTTGTGGAAGATACATTTAATGACGATCCTGATAAAATAATAAACTTACATAAAATTATTACGAGCTTACCTTTTAAAATTACATTTTCTTGTTATTTAAGATTGGATTTATTGTATGTGCATAGAAATAAAGACGTACCACAACACCAACTGTTACTGGAAATGGGACTAAAGAGAGTGGAGTTCGGTATAGAAACTACTAATCCAGAAAGTGCAAAAGACGTTGGTAAAGGGTTAAACCCGCTTATACAATTGGATTTCCTGCGTGACTTAAAAGATAATCATGGTTGGGATAATGTTTTAATTGGTTCAGGGTTTATATTAGGCTTACCGAGTGACACAAAAGAAAGTATTCAAGAAATGTTTAATATAATGAGTAGGCCAGATTTCCCAATTGATCGCCCGACTTTAAGAGCATTGCTTATTAGACCAGAAGACGCATATGATAAAGAAATTGAAGAAAGAGGCCTAAGTGAGTTCTCAAAAAACTGGAAAGAACATGGATACACATTGGCCGATCCATCCGAAATGCCCGAAGACATGTTTCATAATTGGACTAATCGACACGGAGTAACTTATCAAATGTGCGAAAAGATGTTAGAAAATTATTTTAGACGAAAACAGTTCAAACCCTACAAAACAAAAAGAGCCCACCAGATGTCAATGAAAGTTTTAAGTACAGTCGGTGTTGCAGAGCTAGTAGCACAAGGATTACATTGGCCCACTATTAATTCAGACATAAAATTTGATTATTTGGAATATGATCAGTCTAACACAGAGCATACTAAGAAATTATCGATGCTATCAGCACAACGGTTCTTGAAATATACAGAATTATTACTTACGCAGGACTTAGACGATGAAGATTAATCCGTTTAAAGATTTTGAAGTTAATCACACTCCAGTGGATTTTATTATACTTACAGATCCTGCAGGTTTATATAACGCACAGAATTATAACATTCTTATGAGTAAGATGCAAATTAATACCGGGCAAGAAACAGACCCACAAGTATCTGAGTCGTTGATGACCAAAAAATCAGACCCAGACTACGATCCACTCCCCATACATCACTCACAAAGTAAGTGTAATTCGTTATATTTAAAAACATTAGGTGCATATAAAATTGCACACGAGTGTAGATTACGTGGATACACAGTACAAGTAGTAGATTACCAAAGTTTTTATGATTTAGAAACGTTAAAACGCATTGCAGACAAATATGTAGGAGAAAATACTCTTGCTATAGGTATTTCTAATTCTTTTTACATGCGTTATCCATGGATGCTCAACATGTTACCTAACGAAATGCCTGTATTACCTTTGGAAGGCATAAAAGATTTGAATAAAATGTTTGATGACCCGTTATATGCATACAATGGATTTTTAATGCACGGTGAAGAGATAGATGATGCTTTTACAAGTTATGTAAAAAGTATTAATCCTAATGTGAAGTTTGTAAAGGGAGGTTCTAGAGCCAGAGAAGATGTCACGCTGAAGAATGTTGACTATATCAATGTAGGTTGGGGCGATGTGACTATGCCTGATATGTTAGATGAGATTAAATCTAACACAGCAGACAATATGCCTGTGCATACAACCCACCCATATAAGATAGATATACTTAGCAAAATAGAAATGAAGCATAGTACAATGAAATATATTGATTCTGATATACTAATACCGGGAGAGATAGTTCCGCTAGAGTCAGCAAGGGGTTGTATTTTCAAATGTTCGTTCTGCCATTTTGAATTGACTGGTAAAGAAAAAGGTACATACTATAAATCTGCAGAATCTATACGAGAAGAATTTTTAGAGAACTATGAAAAGCACGGTATATCAGATTATTGGTTTGTAGAAGATACATTTAATGATGACCATGAGAAAATGGTTTACTTACATGAAATTATTACAAGTCTGCCTTTTAAAATTACTTTTTCTTGCTATTTAAGATTGGATATGCTGTATGTTAATCGTAATCAAGACACACCCCAATCACAATTACTTCTAGAGATGGGATTAAAACGTGCAGAATTTGGTGTTGAGACAACTAACCCTGAAAGTGCAAAAGATATTGGGAAGGGACTAAACCCTTCTATACAATTAAGTTTTTTACGAGATTTAAAAGACAATCACGGTTGGGATAAGATAGTAACAGGCTCTGGTTTTATATTAGGACTACCAAGCGATACAGTAGAAAGCATACAAGAGACATTTGAAATTTTAAGTAGCGAAGAATTTCCTATAGACCGACCTACACTGAGAGTTTTACATATTGCACCCGAAGAAATGGCAAGTAAAGATATATCAGCACGTGGAACTAGTGAATTTTCAAGGAATTACAAAAAGCACGGATACACGATGAGCGGTGAATTCCACAATGGTGTGTTTAATACATGGACAAATAGGAATGGCGTGTCATTAGACATGTGTGAACGCATGGTGATAAACTATTTTAGACGTAAAGGTATGAAGCCGTACAAGGATAATGGCATGACATCGATATTAGATACTATAGGGATAGTAGAGCTGGTAGCACAAGGATTACATTGGCCCACTGTTAGTGAAGATATCAAGTGGGCATCAAAAGAATTTCATCAGGGTAATGCTGAAGACACTAAAAAATTAGCAGAGATACAAGCAATGAAGTTCATGAAATATACAGAATTATTACTCACACAGGATATATAGTTATATGAATCTACCTCATGCACACCCTATACTGTTGATTGACAGTCATACAATTGGTCCAGGTAAAAGTGTAAAAGCAAAATACACTATACCATTGGACCACCCAGTACTCGAAGGACACTTCCCTCACATCAAAGTGTGGCCCGGAGTTTATGTTATAGAGGGAATGAACCAGACAGCAGGACTACATGCACTTGCAACAGCAAAAGAACAGTTTGGTGAAGTTGACCTTAGTAAGATAGTCACTTTTGTTACTAGCATAGACAAAGTAAAGTTTAGACAGCCAATTTTTCCTGGAGATACACTTACTTACACAGCCGAATTAATTACAAAAAAGCGTTCACACCTATTCTATGAATGCGTTACCTATAAAGATGCTATCAGAGTATCACAAGCAACCATTGGGTTAACAGCAAAAGCACTATAACTCCGTTTTTTATCGTTTGAGCTCAAAAATTACCAGTTGACAGCAGAATTATTTGAAGTTATACTAACTACCAATTGTAACCTTTAAAATAAGATTGAGAATATGGCTAAAAGAAAAGCAAAAAACGTTTACTTAATGCCCGAACCTAAGTGGTCGGATATAAACCTACTTGAAGACGATGAAAAGAAACTTAAACTGTATCGCAACTTCGAATATTTTGTTCATTATGAAGTACCAGATAAAAAAGCCGGCGCAACAATTTTTACATGGCTAGAAAAAGACAGTGGGCTTGATAGTAAATTAATTAAAAAACTAAAACGTGTTCCTGATGTTTGGTTTAGCACTTTTGCCAAGCATACTTACATCTGGTCCAAGACAGGATATATGCACCCGGACATTAAATCTCATTTGATGGAAAAAATACCTGCTCTAGAAGATAAGGCAGAGGCAATTATTGAAAAAGCAGAAGAAAAGAAAGCAGATGCTAAACCTAAGATTAGTATACAGCAACGTATGTTAGAGCAAATTACAGATTTGTGTGGTAATTGGGACGAAGTTTTAGATAACTTTGTAGTTGGTGAAAAATTTGACCTAAAGACATTCGATCCAGAGAAGGATATGAAAATTTATGGTGGCGGAGTAATCAAACCAGCACATGCAAAACTAGTTAAGGATCAGTATACACCATGTCACGCAGAAGCAGTTGAAAGTTTAGCAGGAACCTGTGAGCAACTAACTGAAGCATACAGTTTCATGAGTAAGAAAATGAAAAAGGAATATGTACAGTACTTTGAAAAAATATTAAATGCCTGTGATGCTATAATCTTAACAGGTAAAGCAACCAGGAAGACCAGAAAGCCCAAAGCAAGAAGCAAAGATGTGATTGTTAAGAAGTTAAAGTTCCAAATAGCCGATGGCACATTAGGAATAGCATCTATAACGCCCACAGATGTCGTATACGCTAATGAACTTTGGGTATACAATACTAAGTCCCGGAAGATTGGCGTGTATCACGCGAAGAATAAGGACCCTAAAGGGTGGGGTAGAGAAGGAGCAGGGCTAATGGTTAAAGGAACTACACTACAAGACTTCGACGAAGAGTTAAGTATACAAAAAACTTTGCGTAAACCAATAGAACAAATTAATAATTGGACTGGCAAAGCAAAAACTAAGTTTTCAAAAGCATTTGAGGAAGTTAAAACTACACCTACTAAAATGAACGGCAGGTTAAACGATACTACAATCATACTTAGAGCATTCTAGATACCATAAAAGATAAATAGTAGTATGGCTACCAAAATAGATCAAATAGGTTACAACAACCGAGACGAACTTATCAACGAGATAGGGTTGCGTCTTGCAGATGGTATGGTTGATGTCGAATTAGACAGAGATCATTATGACGTTGCAATTAATAAAGCAATCGCAAAATACAGACAACTTAGTTCAGGTTCAGTCGAAGAAGCAGTTATTTTTATACAAACACAGGCAGGTGTTACAAAATACACATTGCCAGATGAAGTTATTGATGTAAAAAGATTGTATAGACGTGGCATCGGTACTAACAGCGGCGGCGGAACAAACTTTGATCCATTTGACGTTGCATTTAATAACATGTACATGCTACAAGCAGGACAAATAGGTGGACTTGCTGTATTCGATGCGTTTGCACAATACAAAGAAACTATTGGTCGTATATTTGGTAGTGAG